TATGCTAGTACAACCATCAGAACTCAACACCGAGTTATATCCCGAAGTCGTTGCGGCCATTACCCGAACAAACGACAACGAGGTAATTTCGCAAATAAAAGCAGCGGAAGCTTTCTGCAAAAGCTATTTATTTAAATATGATTTAAAAGCCCTTTTTGGCGACGATGCGGTTGACCCAATTGTAGCACCAACAGTAGTTGATGAAAATCTAAAAAAAACAATTAAGGTCATTGCCTCTTATTGGCTCGTTCGGAAAGCTAACCCCAATGTAAACTTAGAATTATTCCGAGACGATTGGGAGTTAATGATTGGCAACAAAGAAGTACCAGGATGGCTATTCGATATAAAAGAGGGGAATATTAGTCCCGACTGGCCTTATAAAGCCGACAATCCTACCACAACCGACACGGACGAAAGCACACAAAATGATGGTGTGTTTTGGGAATCAAATACAAAACGCAGACAAAGATTTTAAATTATGAAAGTAAATATCGAAAAACCTACAACACCTGAATCTTTTGTAATTCACGACTTAACTATTCTTTCGCCAAACAGAAATAGTAAGGATATTGGCGATTTAAAATCAAGCGTAGTTCATGCCGAAAGCATTTATTATCCAAACCGGGTATTGCTTTATGATTTGTACCACGACATCCTTTCAATGGATGGATACTTGCGTGGAATTACGCAAAAACGAATTGACAATGTACTCAACAAAGAGCTGAAATTCATTGACAAAAGCGGTAAGGATAACGAGGATTTAACGAAGTTAATTAACAGTGCTGTGGGGCGTTCATTGATTTCAAGAATTATTGAAAGTTTATTTTGGGGGACTTCTGGTGTTGAGTTCATTATTGGTGACGAAATAGCATTCAATGAAATTCCTAGAAAGCACATCAAAATAGAAAAAGGAATTATTTCTAAATCGCAATACGGACAATCAGCCGAAAGTGGTTTCATTATAGACGACTTGCCTTTTGTTTGGGTAATTGGCGAAAAGAACGACCTTGGATTGTTATTAGCCTGCTCTATGTACGCCATTTACAAACGGGGTACTTTTGGCGATTTTGCACAATATGTTGAGATATTTGGACAACCCGTCCGCATCATGAAATATGACGCTTACGATGTAAAAACCAAGCAAGAACTGAAAAATGTCTTAAATGATAGTGGCTCATCCTTAGCAATGATGATTCCAAAACAAGCTGAGTTTGAAATGCTTGACGGTAAGACATCAAACGGTGACGGTAAGTTGCAATTGGGCTTGATTTCTGCTTGTAATTCAGAAATGGCAATCGCTATTTTAGGAAATACCGAAACAACCAGTTCCAGTAGTTCTAGTGGTTACGCTCAAAGTAAAGAGCACGGGGTGCAGCAAAATCAGATCACAAAAAGTGATTTGGCTTTTGTGGCCAATATGCTGAATAGTGAAAAGTTCTTGACTATTCTAAAATCCTACGGTTTCAATTTTGATGGTGCGTTTGTGTTTGACAAAGAGCTTGATATTACGGAATTAAAAACCCGTATGGAAGTGGATACCTTCGTAAGCACAAAAGTGCCTGTTGGCGATGACTATTGGTACGATACCTATGGTATTCCGAAACCCGATAATTATGACGAATTAAGGGCGAAGATGGATGCGGAAGAGGAAGAGCCAGAACCAGCACCAACAGATCCAAAAGCGAAAAGCCAAAAACCAAAAGCCAAAGAGGGGCAACTGCCAGAAAAAACCAAACAAAATTTAGTAGATAAATTACTAAACAACTTAGCCGATTTTTTCGACCAAGCCCAACCATAGTTGGGCAACTGAATGATTTGTATGGCAGTCGTTGCGATTGTTGCGGAGGAGAAGTTCACGACTTAGCAGACGATACAGGCGATTGGGATAAAATATACGAAGATATTGCCCGGCAATTACTCAACGGCGAAGATTTGAATACCGCTGCTATTTATAACAAAACAGCAGCGCAATTGATAGCCGCCATGAATAATGGTTTAGGTGGAACTTCCTTTGATGATGGCGATAGCCGACAAGCCTTGCAAAACGCATTTAAAGCCAATTTAAAGGAATTTAGTTATGCCAAAACATTGACGCAATTCAAGTTATTCAAAGAGGCAATGTTTAATGATAAAGGACAAACTCAAAGTTTTGAAACGGTAAAAAAAGCAGTTGCCGATACGGGTAACATATTCAACAAAAACTATCTCGCTGCCGAACATCAGTTTGTAACTCAGTCTGCTATTATGGCGCATAAGTGGGAAACATTAGACTCTGAATATTTAGAATTTACCACCGTTGGAGATAGTCGAGTGCGACTAGAACACAAGTTGTTTGACAAATTTACGGCTTTAAAAACAGATCCAATTTGGAGACGACTCTACACGCCTTTAGACTGGGGTTGTCGTTGTACTGTTATTCCTGGCATAAGCAAAAATGTAAGCAAGGAATACGATAGCAAATGGGCTAATGAAGTGGTTGACCCATTGGTAAAAGGAACGATATTCGATAACAATGTGGGGATTAGTAAAGTTATATTTACGGATAAACATACTTATTATAAAGCGAAGCCGAGTGTTTTAAAGATGGTTAATAGTCCAAGTTCTGAAGAGGTAAAAGTAGCTCGTAAAGCAAAAGATTTAGAAATTAAAGAGTGGGCAAAAGCAAACATTCCTGAAATTGGTAAAATTATTAAGGAGAAAAACTTCCAGACTGGAGAGATTCATATATCTAGGGCCTCAATTAAAAGTATTGGAGACCATTTTTCAAACCCTGATTTAAAAGAAGTTTCAAAACATATAGTTATAAAACTAAAAGAATGTAAATACATTGATTCAGCTCCTTTAAATCCAGAAAGCCATAATTATGAAAAAAAGCTAAGACAGGGAGTTACAAAATTTCATTATTATGAATTTGAATGGAATAAGCAATTTTTTAGACTAAATACTGAAGAGATAAACGGAAAGATAGAAAAACCGTATGCGGCTAACTTGATTATAAAAAAATAGAGTCCGAAAAAAACTCAAACAGGTCTCAATCCTATCATTTTTTTTCAAACTCTACAATGCAAATATACAAACAATTTTAATATGACACCCGAAGAGTTCGATAAAAAATTACAACTCACTGCAAAAGAGATACAAAACTACGCTATGACCCGATTTCCATCGACAGCGGGAAACATCGCTTTGCGGTTTATAAATGGTAATTTTAGGGCTGGAGGTTTTCAAGGCACAAGTTTTGAACGTTGGAAAAAAGGGAAAAAGAAATCGGGTACAACAATGGTTGTAACTGGAGCTTTGCGCGCTGCCAATTATTATACCACGCAACCAGGACAAACGACTTTGAAAAACAGTATGCCGTATGCTAAGGCTTTGAATGAAGGCTTTGAAGGAACGGTAACGGTAAAAGCACATACTCGAAATAAGTATAGCAAAAGCAAAGCAGGGACAGGGAAATTTACTAAAAAAGGCAAAGAGCGTATGCAAACCGTAACTTCTAAATCAGGAAGTGGCCAAGTAAAATCACACAGTCGAAAAATGAAAATACCAAAACGCCAATTTATGCCAACAAATAGTAATGATAGTCCTGTACTGAATAATGCTGTCGAAAGACAAGTTGCCCGAGATATTAAACAATTAATGCAATAATTATGGAAAGCCCATTAGCCAATTTATTCTTAGCTATTCAAGACAGAATACTAGATCAAGTTCCCGAGATAAAATACATTGACCAAAACCTAGGACAATATATGCCCGAGGAATTTAGAAAACAAATGTTGTTTCCCTGTGTATTGATTGATTTTCCGAACACCAATTTTAGCGAAATGCAAGGCAATAACCAATTGGGTGAGCTAACTATAGTAGCAACATTATTTCACGATATTTGGAATAATACCAGCAGTATTACGCCGATTGAAATTAAGCAGTCGGGATTGAAATATTTAGAAATTGACCAAAAATTATTTATGGCGCTGCAAGGTTGGAACCCTGACTTTTGCCAACCGCTAATTCGGTTAAATGCAAAAAGCCATAATTCCAATGAAGCGGGATTAGTGGTTCGGGAAACTACTTTTACGACACAATTTGAAGAATGGATTTTAGACAATGACCAAACAACGGATGTAGTATTTAGCATCAATAGTCCTGTTACGCCATAAGCTTTTGAATTTAAAACATACTTAATTGGTTAGGATTTTGTTTTGGTATTACTAACCCCTTTATATTCATCCATTGGCGGTAGGTTAAATGAATGTTGTGTTTTGGAAAAACATTCCTTACAATTTTTGTATCTGGCACGTCGTAATGCTTCGCTTCATTATAGATTTCTATAATGTAACGGGCTCGTTTAAAATAATTATTTCTATTGTATGCCATGACTTTACAAAAGTATTTTTAATAATCATATCAGTCAAGGCGATTTTATTTGGCAAATAGACATAAAAAAAACCACGCTGAAAGGCGTGGTTTGAAATTTATTGATTTAATTATGCCTTTTCTATCATAACCATTCGGGTAAATTTGGTGGGTGCAAAAATTGAAAACTTTGCTTGGCCAATAATAATATATGCTTTATCGTTATTAAAATTATCTTCAACCCATTGAGTCACTTTATTAACATCGCTCCCTTTATATTGTACTGTACTAATGTATTTTAAAAAAGGTTTTACCGCTAAAATATTTTTATTATCCAAACCTGTTAATGTGGCTGAAATTTTTACTTCTTCAACCAAATCATTCGTGTTTTTAAACATTGTTACATTATATGTGATTGCATAGTCTTTTTTA